TGAGACTGATATAACGCATTAGAAAGAGAGCCTAATAAATCAAATACGCCTTGGCTTATCTGACTTGTCGCCTGTAAAAACTCTTGTTGCTGTTGCTCTTTAGTCTTAAGTGTTTTTGCATCGTCAGCAAGGCCCGCTTCGTTTCTTTTTCTTCGCAGCGCTTGCAGTTGGGCCTCTTGTTCATTAACCTTTAGGCCTGCCGCTTCACTAGCTTTTATTGCAGCCTCAGCTTGCTTTATTTGTTCATCGATGTAAAGAAGCGTATATCTTCTTTCGATAGCTATACGCTCATCTTTTGCAGCTTGAGAATTTCCTACAACAGCAGCAAGTTCTCTGTCTCGTGCTGCTTCGATGTCGAATAAATCATTACGCAATCCCTCAAGTCTTAATTTTTCTTTACGACTTAATGATTTACTAAACTCATCCTCTGCCTGACGGTAAGAGTCAAGTGCGATTTTGTTTATATTTTTTACCCTCTCGGCTTCATTCTTTTCAGTATCAGCTTTGAATTTTTCATTCAGTTGTATACGCTTAGTGTTGCTTAAGTCAACCTCTTTAAGGTCGTGAGCAAGTGACAAACTCAATAGAGAGGCCTGACGGTCATAGTACGACTGTTCAGCAGCAAGACGAACCTCAAGAGAGAGGGCTGAGTTATCAGCTACCGCTTTAAATCCATCGCGTTGTATTTCGATACGCTGGCGTTGCAAATTGTATTCATCGTCAATGATTTTTTTGTTTGCCGCTGCTCTTTCAGCCTCCTCACCCTTAATAAACTTAGCTCTCTTTTTAGCGTTGGTAGTTTCAAGGGCCTCCTGTTCTTGTAAGGCTGCGTTTCTTTTAGCCTGTAATTCTAATATTTTAAAATCTATTTCCTCTCGCTGAGTGCCACCTGCGGCAAGAGTCTGAGCTAGTTTTTTATTTGCTTTAATTTCTGAATCAATAAGGGCCAGTTTGCCGCCTGTTATTTTTGCTTGTAAAGCGCTTTCTTCATCTAAAGCCGTTAATCTTACTTTAAATTCTTTGGTGGCGTCGGCTACAATAGTAGCTTGTCTCTGAATATTTAAATTTAAATCGGACACAACAACATCGAATGTCTTTTGACGCTGCTCTATGTCGTCAAGCATCACCTCATAAGCTACACCAGCATCAACCGTTTCAATCACAGCATCCTTTACGCCTAGTATAGATTCCTTAGCATCTTTGTATATTGATTTTATTTTTTCTCCACCTGGTATTATATCCAAAATAGTCCTTGCTACTGTTTTATTGGTATCTACAAATTGACCGAGTACGCCGCCTACTGTATCTTTGATACTACCAAATACGCTTGAGAATATTCCCCCTGACTTTTCAACTTCGTCATTACTGGTAGACAAACCCTCGTTAAGACCGCTAAATAAGTCAACTATTTCATTGGAAAGATTACCTACTACATTTTTAAGGCCCCTGAAAGTACCAGCAATTCTATTGCTCGCATCATCATTTAATTTAAATGCCTCGTATAATCCGTATAGAGCCCCTACTACAATAGCGATAGGGTTGGCGAATAAAGCAGCGCTGAAATTTTGTATACTACTTACAGCTCCTCCTATAGGTCCAGGCAATCCACTGAGCGCAGAGGAGTAATTACCCACGTTACGGGTGAATACACCTTGCGTAGCATCAACAGCCTTAAGTTCTTTATCAAGCTTCTGAATATCTTTTATAATTACTCCACCTATTTGAGAGTTTTCACGTTCTGCCTTAGTGAGTGAATTATATGACGCCCTCAGCGTGTTTAGCTGAGCACTGAGTTGGTTCACGCTACCGCCCTGAGCGTTCTCTGCTTTAGTCAATTGATTAACGGCAGAGGCCTCGGCCTGCATTGTAGCCTTTATCTTACCAGCCTCTAAGTTCAAGGCCGTCATGCTAGTGGTGTATTGCTGATTATTGATTATACCGGCAGCAAAATCTTTGTTTAATTGCTTTTCCTGCGCACTCAATTCACTTAGCTTGAGTTTTTGCTCAACTAATCCCTTTACTACTTCAGCGCTTTGAGTGATCCCCTTTTTCTGTAGCTCCTGTACTGCTTTTTCAGTTTTAGCTCTGTTTATTTCTGCTTGCTCAACTTCTATAATGGCTTTAGATTCTTTTTCAAATTTCTTTAGCGTTGCCTCTATAGCCTTTTGCTTTTGCGTCTCTGCATCTACTGCCGTTTTTTTGGTACGCTCAGCAGCAACCGCCATTTGATCAATAGCGGCATTTGATTTTTTGATGTTATTCTCAAACTCTTTTATAGACTTTGAATCCCCTATAGCATCGCTGAAACCCTTTGCATCCTTTATCAATCCTATGAGCTGACCGCGCACATCAATAAAGGCACCGTTAAGCTTCTCTAACTGAGCGAACGCCTTAGGGTCAACGATCTCGTCTATGGTGCCTTTGTTTGCCATGGTTTAGTTGTTATATTTGAAACCCTTTTTAGGCTTATTATCTTCTTTGAAATTATTGAGAGCCGCGCAGTAATCACTCACACTCACATTATCCATTCTATACCCTTGATACTTTGCAAGCATTGAAATTTGTTTACTCCAATCTTTGCGAGTACTTTCTTTAGTACTGCCATCGGTTTCGAGCGCTGTAATTTCAGCCATCTTCTCACGTAATTTTTCAGCGTAAGATGTGCGAACATTCATATGCCTTTGCAATTCGTCCTGATCTATTTTACCTTTTGCTATTATGCGTGTGAACTTACGAAGTGAATCATTAAGCTCTATATACCCAGGTAATGACTGATCAAGAGCAACCATTTCTATCATTATGTTTATTAAATTAAACATATTCTGAAACATTACCGCCTGTTTCTTCAATTCTAATAAAGCATTGTTTGCATTGCCCCTGGTAAGAAACAAATATTCGTCAAAAATTTCGGTCCACTTCTCAGGAGTTTCACGCTCTTCACAGATTATATCTATAAAATCGCTTATGCTTAGCTCCCTACAATTAGTAGCGATCGGAGCCGGAAGTAATGTTAATAACCGAGTTTCTTCTGTCATATTTTGGGTAACCCTGTTTTTGAATTTATGTAACTGAATAATTCGGGCCTAAAATTATCTATGGAAAACTTTGCTTTATTGTCAGCAGTAAGCCCAAATATACCCCCATTTTTGGAATAAATTCCCTCTAATAGGGAGCTTTTGCTATCTCTTGAGCCAAAAGTAAAAACTATTCCTTGTAATTGAACAAAGAAACCGGCATAAAAATCCCCTGAAAGCTTCAAATTCGGCACTCCATACCCCGCCCTCGGGTCTAGTTCCTGCTTAAAAGCCGCATATTTTGCGTTTTTATAACGTGGGGAAATCGTTACTCCATCGCTTGTAATACCCATTTCCAACTGATGAAGGTTATAATCTACCAATTCAGCGCTTAATTTTTCCACAATACGAGGCACCTCAGCCTCTAAATTAAGGCTTTGGAAATTCTTGAGTACGTCGTCAATGGTGGGCATAGTTATACATGTAAATTAAAAAGCCCTCCCATTGATAGGAGGGCTTTTTACTATCAAGTACCAATTCTGATTAAGAACCAGCAACAACTGGTTTAAGCACATTGGACTCAAAACCATCAATTCCGGCAGCCGCAAGCGTTGCAGCAGGCGCAAGAGATACAGATGCCACAGGACCTGAGAAAGTTACTGTAAATACTCCTGTAGTGGCATTGTATGTCACTGAAGTAGCTGAAACTGTAGTCCCGTTTGAGATCAATACGCCTTTCCAGTTGCCCAATACAAGCATTGCAGCAGGGAACAACACGCCCATATCTGTGTTACCGCAACCAGTAGTCACAGTAACTTTAGGCGCTGTAGTTGTACCACCGGCAGCTACTTCTATATCCACATCTTGCAAACCTTGCAAAGTCAACGGATTGAAACCGTCAATTTTCTCAAGTACAAGTAATGAATCTCTCAATACCATCGGATCAACAATGAATCTGACAGCATACTTTGTATTTGCTGTACCGTCAGCAAGTTTAAGATCAAGAGTAATTTGATCCATAGGAATTCCTTTGAATCCACCGTCAACCTTCTGTGCCCATGTTCTGCCATTGGAGTCTATCACAAGGAATGAACCTGGACCGTCATGAGAAGCTAATGCTTCGTAAGCACAGTGCGCGCCATCCAAGTAATCGAATGTCCAATCGTTGAACGTCTTAGCACCTGGCGTCAAACGACCGTAGCCCAGTGTATTGAATGAACGTTCTCCTGAGTTGTCAGTGATGGCCTCCCAGTTTGGATAAGGATACATTCTTTGAGCCTTACCGGCAAGAATTAAATCCCTTAACACATTTTCCCAGTCGTCATAATCGGCCTGAGTGAACACTTGATCTTCATCCGTTAGTTTGAAGAACTTTCTTGCATATCCCAGATCAAAGGCACATTTTCCCCAGCCTGTATTTTTTGCGTTTGTACCGCAGTTAATAGCTCCTATTTTCATATTTTTAATGTTGGTTTAAAATTTAAGTTTTTTGCTTAATGTACAAGTAGGCTCTGCCAGCCTCAATGAGAGATCCCTTACCTCTATACAATCTATGTAGTCGTTAAATATATTGCCTTGACTACCAAAAAGACCCTCTTTACCCCATGATACACGGTTTATCTTTTGCCTTTCAATCGTTCTCTCACTGTATTCCTTAAAAAAGGTACTGTAAGATATTTGCTTCATGAGACTGTCAAATACAGGCGTAAGCACAGGATTAAAATTTAATTCATACCTCTTCGGGGCATCATAAGTGGGCTTAGTGGCCCTGGCTATGATTAAATGCAAACTAACTACACCATCTTTTTCTGGAAAATCTTCAAACAAAGCGATCAATGGGTATTTATTAAAACGCTCTGTTGGTAGTTTATCCTTTGCACCCATCTTGTTTATAACTTCAATAGGGTGACCATGTTCGTAATGGACTGCCGATATTAATGGATCGTAAGCTTGTAACTGCGGTAACATCTCTGCACTCACAGCCGCCACTATCTTACGAAACTCATCCACAACATTGTCCATACTAAACATTTAGAGTATTTAACCTGACATATAATTCATTCCTGCGGCCCATATGGCACCTTCCAAAAGTGTATGGCAATTCACCATATACACCATCAGTTCCTGAAATCCAATCATAAAAACTATAGTTCAGTGAAACCATTTCATTCCATGCACGTGTGGTTTTATCTATAGGGTTCACTAAGATAGAATTCTCATTGGTAGGTGATGCGTTACCTGTACCTGTTTGCTGAGTGATTAAATCCCTCACATAATAAAACCATACATAATTGGCTATCGGGGATTCTTTAGCAATAGGATTAACGAGCTTTGCCCGCAAATCTTTCCACTTCTGAATGATGTCAACCTCTGGCTTTGCCATCTCAACAAGGAACTCATCTGCCAATGTTTGACCTAGTATTTTGTACAAAAACTTCCGTTCGTACTTCAATATAAAGGCGTTAAAATTAGCAAAAATTTCCTCCTGAGATAGCGAACCAACTGCCAACTCCGAGCTAAAATATGTATGGTCTATCAGTGGTAAAGGCATGACTAGTCAGACCCTAAGTCAATGATTGGTTCTTTTGCTGCGTCTTTTTCTTCAGCTACTGCTTTACCTGATTCGATCCACTTCTTAGCCTGAAAGCTATGAAGAACGACAGGTGTACCTACTTTATAAAGTGATTTAAGAACCTTAGTAGTATACACTGTTACGTCGTCGTTTGGTCTAACTAGCCCCTCGTCTAGCTTTCCAATTGTTTCTTTAGTTGTTTCTTGCACGATTGTATTTTTTTATAATGATAAGTTTATTTTCTTTTTAGCCTTACTTTAATTATCGGAGTCTCACCATTAGCAAGACTCCGATTTAAATTATGGCTTAAGCAATGCAGCCTTTACTGTTGTAAAGTCGAAGCTTACAAACGATCCAGTGTAAGCGGTTGGGATATAAGCTTTGTAGAAAAGCTCCATAATCAAGCGCAAACGGTTTGTGTCAAAATCAGAAGATACTGACGTTACGTTTCCTCCGGAAGTAGTATACTCGATACCATAACCTAGACGAACTGTTACGTTTTCTTCTTCAATTTTAAACAGCTTAGACTCACCTAAGATGGCTGTACCAACAGGTTGGCGAGTGCTTACAACAACGTTGTAACCTAACAAAGACTCGCCTGTACGGCCCTGGATGTCTAGGTACAAATAACCTCCTGTTGTTTCTTTAGATAATTTAATTCTCCAAAGGTCGGCAGGGTTGATAATCAAAACGTCTGGCGTAAAGTCAAGCGCTTGGATTTGAGCAGCCACTGCACCGATTGCATCAATGTCGTTAGGTGCTACGATAGTATCATCCAAAGATGTACCAGTGTAGGAAGCAGCAGCGGTAATAAGGTCGGCCAAAGCTAATGCCTTGTAGTCTCTCATTAATTTATCATTCAGCAATTGCTGAATAACAGCCCACGCTTTTTTTCTCCACTTTGCAAACTCTTCAGTAATTACCATTTTGCCAGCCACTTTTTTAGCTGTTGCATAGTTTCTTACCAAGGCAGTAGACACCAAGGGTTTTAAACCACCTTCGGCAACAACCGCAAAAGCGCCTTGCTCAGAACCCTCTTCCTCCCAGGTTGTGTATTTTTCTATCTCAGAAAGGACAACACGGTCGGCAACATCAAAGATGAAATCGTAACCTCTACGCTTCTTAACTACTTCGTCAATCATATTAACGCTTTCAATCATCTCAAGAGGATAATTGTTTTCGTTAATAGTGTTTTGAGTGGTCATGATAGCAGCAGCCTTTGTGCTGAAGATTTCAATCTCAGAGTCTTTTCTTTTTGCACTCAAAAAGCTAGATAATTCAGGAGTAGCCTCCATCGACTTTTGAAACATTTCTTTCAAAACGTTTGCGTCAATCCTAGATGGCATCTCTGTTTTTCTGTTTTTCAATTTCTCCAATTCGGCAGCGATATTTTTGATGGTTAAGGCTGTCGCTTCACCGTCAAAAGATTTCAATTTCTCAAGGTCGAGTCCTTCCATTCTTTTATCGAATGCTTTAGTGACTGCCTCTTCATTCATGAAGCCATGTTTTGTGGCCTCTTCTTTTGCTACTGCTTTAATCTTCAATAGCAATTCTTCTTTTTCGTCCATGATAATGGGGATTAGTGGTTATAAATGAGTTAATAAATATTGATAGTCAATACCTTTTTGCTTCACTTCTGACGGCTTTGCCTCCTTGAGTGCTGCCTTAATCTCATCGAGACAGGCTTTAAACGGCTCATGGTCACCAAGTGTCTTATAGATTTGAAACAGTTTACGTGCCTCTATCTGTGTTGATTGTGGTAACGAATTTACGAAATTTTCTGTTTCTTGCAACAAAGTTGCATCTTCTGCCAAACTTTTTACAAAATGAGTTTCCGGATTATCCCCAAATGTTACTACTGATCCCTCAAAAAGCATTGACTCAGCAAATACAATAGAGTCATCTGTCTCATCGTAATAAGCTTTATCCCACACCGGCAAGAAACCAACGCTCAATTGATTAAGCGTACCAGACTTTACCTGAGTAAGTACGTCATTGGCCCAATCCACATTATCTAACGGTTTGCTCTCAAAATATAAACCGTAATCATCCTCCTTTAGAATAGCAAATTGAGCCAACGGCTGGCTTTGCTTGTGCTGATTCAGGAATAATATTTTGGCTTTGGCAAGGGAATCGGGACCTCTTTCCTTTATTGATTTAGCGAAAGTTCCCTTAATAAACTTTTCTCCGGAATAATCCTTATTGTTAAATACAGCAAGATACCCCTTAAGCACTCGCTCATTGGTGGTATCAATTGACAGCTCGTCGGTCTGTCTATAATTGATTAGCTGGGCTTTCTTGCGCAGCTCCTGTACTTTGGGGTGTGGTGCCTGGGTTTGCATTTTGCTCTGTTTGTTTTTGAAGTTTTCCGCTAGGATCTACCATTTTTTTGGCGTCCTGTTCGTCTATTCCAAATATGATAACTAATGAATTTATCTTAGCTAATGGATCAATAAGACTATTTGCAAGTATCGCCTCTATGGACTGGACACCACCCACGCCTATTTTAATTGCTAAGGGCTCCTTACCTGTTCCATCATTTACGTAAGTTCCACCATCAGGAAGAGGACTAGCACCAGCAAGCGTGTTTCTTTCATTCTTCGTAATCATACCACTTGAGTACTGAGTCATAGCGGTAGTTGTATTTATTGCCAATGTGTCAGCCTTTTCCTTTAAGTTCTCTTGTAGTATAGGTACGTGAGAAAAATCGGCATCTATATAGCGATTAGGTATATTCATGTAGTTACTCCACGCCAACGCATAACGCTTAGCTAACGGTATCACTACACTGTTATAAAATGATTTCAAATCAGCGTCAGCATTAGAGAATGTACTTGAATCTTTTGAAGGCACCAAGTGCCTTGGAACTCTTAAGGCCGCATATATAGCCACAGCATCGGCAAGCGTTTCGTCAAACGGTTTAAGCTCATCGATACTCATGGATGTCTTAATAAAATCAACTGGTACAGATGTATAACCCATTTGATTTTTACCTTTACTTAATCCGTATGTACGCTGAGTCTCTCTTTGTATTTCCTCTTTTTCTTCAGGAGATAATGGAGCTGTACCGCTATCATCTTTCTTTTTAGATACTATAAATCCAAGCGCACCACGCTTAATATATATTACTCCTCTTGCCTCATATACTGGTATTAAATTACCTATTGCCATTGATGCACCATGAAGCGGTGACTTGTATTTGTCAACCTCCATGCCGTATGATAAATCCATTTGTATCAACGGCAGTACATTTTGTGTTTCAAATTTTCTTGATCCTAATCTATACCCTTTTATTACATCGCTCAACTCGGTAGCTGTATAAACGTCAACAGCCGAATCTTTGTCTATTGTTATTTTTTGAGATGGTAGGTTGCTCCATGACAATATGTTTTTGTAATCGTTTGCTAGAGTAGACGGCTTATTGAAGAACTGAAGCGATAAACCAGTTAGGTATTCATAACATACAGACTGATAAACAAATTGTTTAATATCCATGAATGGATTAGGCTTCGTGAATAACCTGTTAAAATCTTTATCTTTCCAGTCTGTTGCATCGTCTAAGGTCCTCTTTAAAACAAATGTAGCATCAGCTACTCTCCATGCGATCTCATTTACCGGTGCAAAAATCTCAGGCAGACAATAAAAAAGATTAATGAAGTTTTGTCTACTGTGTGCGCCCTCCAAAATATCGGACAACCTTGAGTGCGCTGGCTCTACTTCTGAATACTCATAATTAAATGGCTTGTCGCCTACAGCTTCTATAAATACCTTTTCAGGCACCTCACTCATTCCGGTCCATCCTTTGGTATTAAATTTCTGCATCAATCAATCGTTTAGAAACTGAAACCCATTTATATGTTTTGCATTTTACAGGCGGCACTGAGTTGCCTCCTAAGTATACGGTTACCTCTTTAAACTCATATGACTGCAATACATGGTAACGCTCAAACCATATAGTCACATCTCCTATTACCACCGGTAACCAGGCGAACTTAACCAATGTCCTAACATCCTTTTCTTTCGGTGGTATCTTTGACAGCCATCTCATAAGCTAAATATCAATTATTTATCTGTAAATCCCCACAAATGTGAGAAATTTTTCTCATAATAACTACCGGCCATTTCGCACAAGTCTGGTGCGTCATCATGCTTATTTCCTCTGCCATTCTCTTGGATCTTGAGGTAAGATGTCAGGTTTCGCATAAATTTAGCGTATTGTGGGTGTTCCTGCCAGTCTGATCTGAATACAAAGTTATTTCTTATGAAGGATGAGCGGTTTAAAATCCTTGAATGCTTGCTCTGTCTTGGCTTTAACTGCCTGAAGTCACCCTTGTACCCTCTACGCCACACTTCATCTCTTACCCTGTTAGCTGTCTCTTTCCACCCAAATGTAGACTCTACAGCAACAGTTTTGGCATTGCAACTGAGTACCATGTCTGCAAGCGCTTTCTCGTTGTGATCGGCACCCTCTGTATTGTAAATGACATCAGTTAGGTATATCTTATCTCCAATTAACTTAAATACACCACCTGCGAAATCATCGCCGCCCTCGTTTGCAGGATCAGCACACACAAACGTATAGTCTGGATCCTCAAGCGCCTTATTTGTCTTTGGATCAAAATAACCGAGTTCATCAATAGGAAACAATAAACCTGCTTTAGGTTTCGGGTTCTGCTGATAAAGACCCTCAAAATTATGCTCATTACGTTTACGTGTAGCCTCAAGCTTTTCCGCACTGTGTTTTTCAGGATACAAAGCCTCGCCATGTTCACGCGGATCGTCCTCTGTCGGGTCACCCACTTTGAGTGCTTGGTATAATATTACCTCCCATTCTTCCGGTTCCTTGCTTAGGAGGTATCCTGCTAAATCATACTCATGCCAACGAGTGAAAACAAGCAGCTGCTGACTCCCATTATGCAACCGAGTATCAGCTACTGAATCGTACCAGTCCTGTTTACTCGCCCTGATCACATCAGATTGGGCTTCACTCCAATCCTTGTAAATATCATCCATGATGAGAATATCTACAGGCTCACCTGTCAAAGGACCCCCTACACCTACCGTCTTAACACTGCCAACGCCCCCAACTATCTCAAACTCATCGAAGGTCCTGGCATACCCATCCGATCCATTAGACAGCTGTATTTTAGGAAATATGGCCTTGTATGGCTCATCATCTATAATTCTTTGTATCTCCCGGTTGAACTTTCTTGCCTTGCTTGCTGAGTAACTAGTAATAGCAATACGCTTATTTGGATTCTTTCCAATTAAGAACGCAGGCAATCGCCTGGTGCTTCCTTCAGACTTTCCATGCTGAGGCGGCACAAACACCATAAGCTTTTTAATCTTGCCATTAGCAAAATCATTCAGCTTTTCGTAGTACTTCTTATGGAACCAACCGGCATGAAAGGCAGGCATAGTACTTATAGTGAAGTCTAGCAAGTTTCTGCGTGCAAGTTCGGCACTATAAATATCAATCACCTTTAATTTTCTTTTGGATTTCCTGCATGGTCCTCAGTTCTTCCTCTGATAAACCACTTAAATCTACAGGTTTATTAGGCGTATTGTTCTTGAACTCAATGGAGTCTTTCATTTTGCCCTCTATCCTGCTGATTATCTGTTCATAAGCTTTTACATCACCGCTCAACGCCTTCAATACCATGGCTGCATCCATTTGTTCAGCAAGGCTCATATCCTCAACTTCGCCTGTGATAGGATGCTGATTCTCTTGAACCATGGCAAGCAGACGCTTAAGCCTTGTACGTGTGTTCGGCACTCCCTTTGGGTAACCCCCGCCGTTCTCACCCTTTTTAAATGGCTTAGGATTGTCTGACGGCTTAATATTTCCTTTTCCTCCTGGCATAACTTTTATTTTTGCAACTCTGTTGCATTAACGACTATTTACGACTTTTATAGCCCTTATAAGGCAAGATAATCAATTATTAATTGTTTTGCATCATTTAGGTTGTCAACCCACTCATAGCAATAACCTTGCTTAATGAGCATTTCAGCAACCTCTATCTGTTCGGGCTTAAGCCTCTCACCTAAATCCTTCAACTCAATGCATAGGCCGTGGTATTGCCCCCGTGGAACGTATAGCGTCATGTCCTGCCGACCCTTCACTACCCCACAACTGGATAGCTTGGCTCCCTCTACTACGCTTTTGGGATTATTCAGGTTATGGAATAACAACGTTCTGAGTGGTTCTGTCTTTTGCTCATCTTGTTTCTTTTGCTGTGCTGATGTCCTTATTCCCGTAATAGTACAAATCCTAAACTCAGGGTATGAAGTGTAAAACCATTGGACGAGCATCGACTGAAGATGAAGCTCAGATTTGCAAGAGGTGGTTGAGGTGGACTCGGAAAGGTCCCAACGAAGAGGGTATTTTGTTTTCATAGGTTGCTGGTCTCAGCGTTTTAAGGTTAATTTATTGATTTTCAACTGAGTAAGGGTGAGACCAGCAAAGTGAGTTTTGGCCTCAACTTATTTCTATTTTTAAGGTACTGTTAAAATTTATTTTTGTGTAAACAATATTGAAATCTAAACTAAATTGTATCAATCTGCTGGTCTCAGTGGTCTCACCCTCTCTATTATATAATAATATATATATTCTTTAATATATATATTATTAGTAGTTAACGCTTTATTGTTTTTGATTTTGGATTTTTAGGTGAGACCAGCAAAATCGCTTGCTGGTCTCAGTCTGGTCTCAGTGGTCTCACCCCTGAGAGAACAACGAGGGACCCAATCTATCGGTTTCGTCCTGTTTTGCCTCCGTTGACCAAATGACATCATACCCCCACACTTGTTTCCCTCCTTCACGCCTTCTGACCCTTTTAAACCCAGCATGCTTCATTTCCTCACCCATCTTTTGAACGTAAATATTAGATCCAGATACTTTGTTGATCCGGGCCACAAGCACAGCCAGCGGTATAAATTCAGTATTCTCATACCCTGATCCCTTTGGAACCTTGCAGTAATACTCCAAAAGCTCCTTTTCACTCCTGCTTTGCTCGAATTGCCCCGTTTGCTCGTTGAGGCTGTTGATGTCCTCACGGGAAAGCCTGAAGTTATACCCCAACTGGTACAGCCTGAACGCTTCATTGAATAGATCCACCTTTGAAACGGCATTGTATTTTTCGTGATCAATAGAAATAATATTCATTGGGATAATACGCCTGTTACCTGATGGATCAGAAAGGATCATTTCAACGTTTGAGGTGCCACAGAGCACACAAAGCCTCTTTAGGGTAATATTCTTACGTCCGTACGGTTCACGCAGCGTAAAGGCCTCCTTAGAGGTTAATTCCTTAAAACGTTTTGATTCCAGCTTGTTTTTACCCCCAAACTCATCATCCATAATGATAAGTTTCTGAGTCATAAGTATTTCATCATCTTTCCCGGCTTCAAGTTTACTTTCCGCATAGTATGGTTTTAAACCAGGTGGTAGGAGCCTCCGGAAGAATTCAGTTTTACCTGTCCCTATCCCTCCGGTCAGTACCAGGGTAAGCACCGAGTGCTCACCATATACTGATGCTATTATTCCCACCATCCATTTAGTAATAAAATGGTACTTGTATGAAATGTTTCCTGTGTGTGCCTCTCCTGTGTCAACTTCAATAGAGTCAGCTAGTTGCTTAATAAAACCACTTGATATGATTTCGCTTATGGTCCGGTTATCTTCCGGAATAGCCTGGAAATATTCTTTGATCGGGTTGAAATCCTTTGTGTGATCACTATAAACGAGTCTTTCTATTTCCTCAAACCTGATTTTGTCGTCAATTTCTTTTCTGGCCCTGAAATATACCGAGTTCATGAATACGGTATCAATGTCAATTCCATCGTTTTGAATGAAGCGGGTAATCTCATTACGTTTGATGGTGTAGTTGTCCCGTATGAATATCTCAAGGGCTTCAATAGTGGATAATTTACTTTCTGCATTGATCTTGTCAGAGCTGTATACCTTACCCACTAATTCGGTCGATCGCTCCGGGCTGATGTCGTGAATTTCCTTCAGCAGGTCTATAGTATCCTGAAGGCTTCTACCGGCATTCCGGCCCATCAAGGCAATGGTGTTGATTTCCTTTGTTTCTGGGGACATGATTTGCAGCCCGGCATTTTTTGCATGGTAAAGAAGCGTTGCAATGGTTACCCCGTCGCCTCCTGCCTTCAAACACTTGTCATACTGTTTGTCACATACCTCTGTATTGTATTTATTACTGTAGGAGGCAATGAAATGGAAATACTCCCGGCCTGACTCCCTGTATTCATGAGCCAGGGCAAATCCTATTTCCAAGTACCTGAAGTAAATACCGCCGGTTAAGTCTATGCCATTATCCTTGATTTGAGAAAGGAGGAATTCCATGTCATTACGCCCGGTAATAACGCTGGGTAATTTCTTTTGTGTTTCTGTTTTGGGTAAGTAGGCGGTGAATTTCTCACTATTTGGCTCATGATGTAGTGCAGGGTCGTAGCTGACAAATCTAGGCCTAGTAGTGTCTTTACAGCTGCGATCAGTTATCTCCTGGTACTTGTTGGCGTAATACGTTTCAAGGCCCAGGTAAGCATCCAAATGCTTCCTGCCGTCTATTTTAACGATCAAGGCAAGGCCCTTGCCGCTGACCGATCGGAAGATGGCAAAAGTATAAGGATCGTTTTTAAGCTTATTGAAACTGGCTTCCACGTTTTCAAGCTTATCAAAGTCAATGCAGATGAATCCGGAGTGTTTTATTAAATCATCCTTTTTTCTCCTGCCGAACCTGCCCGATATAGTGACGTAAGGCAACGTGTGCTTTTTAAGTTCTGACCGCTCGTCAATGTCTTCAGTAGCCGCTATCTTTGCCGCCTCTGCTTTCCATACTCCGTATTTGATCTTATCAAGGAACTCTTGTATAGTAGTGAGGTCGCCTTCATCGTTGTGGTAAATGTTTCTAAAGAATGATATTTCGCTCATGTGTCGTGTGTGGGCGTGGCCACGTTAAAATGGTAATTCCTCTTCTATTTCTTGTTTCTGATGCTGCTCTGGCTCTGGCGGTGGTGGAACGTAGTCGTCTGGTACTTCTATATCCTGCTGCTGTCTCCACTTCACCCATCGCTTTTTTAGGTTACTGCTGTTTGACATTATTTGTATATTGCCATCAGCATATCCAAGTTCCTCCTTATCGCAATCGATTGTCATGGAGTCTTTATACCGGCCTTTCAGCTCTATGTAGTTGTTGTCTATGCACCATTGCTTAAAATACTCCATCGTCAATGTAAATGGTCTTTTCCTTCTTTTGGCATTTGACTTGGTGAAATTGTAATGGTAAGCAATTGGATTTACTTCTTTAAATCGCTCATGCTTGTGCTTGCTGCAAAATACTTGCTTTTTAAGGTGCGATTTTCTGCAATATCTTATTTTGCAAAGTCCGCTATCTACTTTTATTTGCTCTTGTGGGGTGAGTGCCATAATATAATTTGCGTAGTATTATTTCTTCAAAAGCCGATCTTGTAGATCGGACATTTAATATCTCAATGACTTGTACGGAGTGCGTGAGTTTTGCGGTCTTGTAGGCGCCTTTTTTGTATCCCAGTTGGGATAGGATGCGAGATTCAATATAAGGATTAAGCACTTCTAAATCCATAGAAATAATGCACATGGATTCAAGTAGCACAGTATCACGCTTTAAAATTTTACCTTCCTGCTTTGCCTGTGCCTTATATCGGGTGGTAAGCGAATTAAGCCACTTTTGGTTTTCTTCGTATTTATCGCAGTTGGTTTGTACAACTAAATCGGCTATTATAACGTCTGGCATCAGAATTAATTTAAGTGGTGGTTATTATTGGGTTGCCCTACTTGGCGCCCCTGCTGAATGGTTCAGCCTCCTTCGCCTTTTGCTGCAAATCATACTGAACTTTGGCCCAACCAGGTGAATATCCCTTTTGTTTGGCGTACTTATGCAGCTCTTTAAAGCTAGCCTTGCTTTTGTCGAAATACGCTTCTACACCGCGCTCCATTTCGGATGTGATTTCCATGAACTCGCCATTCTTAAGCATTTTTTCCACAGGGTTGGTGAGTTCGGTCCCGCACTCACAGCATTTACGCGCTGACGATGAATTTAAGGCCTGACAAGCCTTGCAAACCTTTAAACCTGTCACACCATCGCTTTTACCTTTTGGCTTCTTCTTAAGGCTCCATTTGCGGTCAAAGTGCCACGGCAAATGCCTCCATGCATTAGCCCCCATGTCAACAATGTTGAAATGTTCCTTGCCCTCCAATGCTCTTGCGCCTCTGCCGCACATCTGAAGCCACAGCGCAAGGCTTAATGTAGCTCTATTCACAAGTACAGTGGTTAAAGTTTTTTCATCAAATCCGGTTGTTAAAATGTCACAATTGGTTACGATGAAATTAGGTTTATGCTTAAGGTCCTTAAGTATATCCCTGCGCTTCCATCCGGGTGTGTTCCCATCAATGTGTTCACATTCGTAGCCTTCCTCTCTGAATTTATCACGGGTGATCAATGAATTCTCTACATTGCTGTTAAATATAATAGTTTTGGTTCCTTCTGCGAACTCACGATATTTATCAATCATGCCGTCGTACATTTCAGCTTTATTGAAAGCGTCACTGATCGCATGCAAATCGTAATCATTACCGGTAATCTTAATTTTAGAGAAATCTTTTTTAGGTGAGAAGTGGCGCGCGCGTGTAAGGCGTTTGTTGCTTATCAGTTGTTTGATGGTAGCTACCTCTGCCATGGCTTCATAAATAGTGGACAAGCAACGCTGTGCACCTGTTCTGACCGGTGAAGCGGTAACACCAAGTATGTATGGATTACACAGCGAGACCAATTGATCTATTATTTTATCAAAATCACACCTGTGCGCTTCGTCAATTACAACTAGGTCGTAAGTAAGTAAATTACGTTTGCGCAATGTGCTCACAGATGCCACACTGCAAAGCGCTGCCGGATTGTCTATGCTTTTTGCAATGATCAGATGCGGGAAAATGCCGAACTCATTTAGTTTTTCTTTTGCGCTAGTTATAAGTTCATCCCTATGGCAAAGCACCAGCACGCGCTTACCTTTAGCAATAGCTTTACTTACAATATCACAAAATGTCACCGTCTTTCCGCTGCCGGTAGGGCTCACCATCAGCACACGCCTCAAACTTTGTGCAAAATAACTAAGCACGAGGTTTTCAATTTCTATTTGATCTGGGAATAGGGTGAACATTAATCCAAGTCTTTAGTATTTAAGTCAATCTGTTGCGATGGCTTACTGAATTGAGCATTCAAATATCCACCACCCCCATAAGAACTCACACGATTAAATTCCGTTAATGATTGGTGTCTATTTGGATCAAGGACGGCTTGGATTTCTGCGTTGATGTCGGCTTCGTCTGTTAGTATACTTTCAATGTGTATAAAATCCCAATTTAATACAATTCTAAAATTTCCTAATTCATTTTTAATAAAAAAGGAATTGACTCCGCTTTTACAATCAAGAACTAATTCTGAACCGATTGGTATACAGTGGTTGTTACTGTCACCAATAATTTTTATTGTATCTCCTTCTTTAAACTCTTTCATAACTACTCTCAATTAAGTTTATTTTAAATCTCTTGAAATCTTTACTAAACGTTACTTCAGGATAATTTTCTACCTGTGTAATCCGCCAATTAACGTATTTTTTGACGGCATCCATAAAGGTGACATCATTAGGCGCACCATGATAAGTCATTGCTCTTTTTACTCCGTGCTCATCTTTGTAATAGATCAGTTCGTTAGATGGAGCGGTGAGAAATGAATAGCCGCAGTTTGCGACTATCCATTTTACCACGCTATTGAAGAATTTATTATCTACCATCCCCTGTACTCTTTATCTCTTTTATCCCAATATTCTGACTGTTTACCACACCACGTGCATTGAGGGCTTTTGCCTTCATGGTGATGTTCGCAAGCCTTTTGATTCCATTTTTTAAAGTAAAATCTAGCTATAAAAAACAAAATCAAATATGAAAAGATGGGTATCAATAATAATAAATGCCACATAATTACTCCTCCTCCACAACTTCAATAGTAAGGCTAGTGTGATCCCTTGCCACACATTCAATAAACAATTGAATGTCCTTTTCTTTGGCCCATGCAATGATCTCAGCTGTATTCTTAGAATCAACTAAAGAAGCGTCGAATTTAGCGATGCGGACCTGGCCTGCTGACATTAACGCCGCTTGTATTTCAAGGCCTACAGTGATACGTCGTGCGGTGTTGATCTGTTCGGAATTTAACGGTAAGCCGTCAAGTCTTAAAATGTTTTCTTCGTAGTCAAGGCTCAAGCCTTTAACAGGTATCAATCCCTTGTCCTGTGCTTCTCTGAATTGATTAACCTTAAGATCCTTGATGTCGCTTAGGCGTTTTTCGATGTCGTTTAGTTCAAGGCTGATGCCGTCGGCTTCGTCTTTCAAAGCTTTTACGCCGTTGTTTCTCTCAATGTCTAGATTCCTTTCTACTGCTGCATCGTATTCCGCCTGAACATCTTCTATTTGTTTTTTAGGATTTAGTTTAAGCCATTGGTCAATCGCTATCACCTTGGCCTCAGCATCTGAAATTAGCTTTTTAGACGTTTCTATTGAGTCTTGAAAGTTTTTTATTTGTCTTTCAAATTCAGATATATTAGCCTCTCTTTCCTTTATTTCTGATAGATGTGACTCTTTTGTAGTCTCACCCCTCAAAACAGTTTCATTGTGTTTTGAAACTTCAGAGAATTTAGCCTGTATAATGCTAATATCTTCAGGTTTAACAGGCAAATCTTTTTTGTATACGGTGTCGGTGAGTTTGCCTAAAACTTTTTCAAGATCCCTGTTCTTATCAGTCCTTTCCTTAAACTTTTTAGCGTACTCCTCATCAACCTCCTCCCAATCCACGCCAATAAGGTTCTTAATGGCTTCTACCTGCTTTGTTCCGCTCAACTTAAGCCAACCGTCAATATCAAAGTCGGTAACGTTAAACAGTTCATTAAACAGCGTTACCGGGGCCTTCTGTACCGCACCTGTCGAGTCGGCAATAGTAAGCGTTGGCTTTTGCGACTTCTTGCTGAATTTAAAAGTGCAGGTGTAAGCAATGCCGGACTTATCACTCAGAACGATTACAACATCACCTTTGCTTTCACCTTCTTTCAAAGGTTCCTCTGGCATGATGCCGAGTGCTGCCTGTATGATGGAGCTTTTGCCGATGTTATTCGGACCGATAAGCCACATAGTTCGACCTTTCAGATTGATATCCTTATGGTCTATGTTTTTGAAATTTTTTATAGTTAGTGTTTCGATTCTCATGATATGAAGCCGTGCGGCTATTAAGTGAGTGAAAAATAACCCCCGGCTTAATTGTCGGGGGTTATTGTTTTAGAAGGGCAGGTCGTCTGCTGTTGCGTTGTCGGAGGATGCTGCGAACGTAGTAGGCGCTGCTGTTGTTCCTGCGTCTGCTGTAGAACCTTGAGCCGGTGCCGCGTCTCTTACAGTAGATCCTTGATCCTGTAAATGAGGTTTCAAATCCTTGTCAATCATTGCGATTAAAAAGTTTGTTTCCTCTGTTTTGTCGTAAAGGGTTTTTCCTTCAAAAGGAACTTCTTTCCATTTTGGCAATTGCTCACCATCTTTTTTGTAGAATTGTCCTACCTTGGTGAGGTCGTTACCTGCCGGTGTTCCCTTGGCTTTTGATGCCGACGGCTGGTAAATAGTTACCCCTTCTTTGTTGTCTTTTTCGATGTAGTATCCTTGGAATTTCATGTCCATGGATAAATCAGCATTCTTAAGACGGCTTAAAATTTCTCTTCCGATTCCGTACGACGCTTGAGTTTGGAAAAGATAAGTCTTTGGTTTGTTTGGCGTGGACACGTCAATTTTAAATGTCCATACTCTACCGTACTTGCCAACGCTTGTGTTGATAGCAAGTAATCGACCTGTTACCGATCCGTGAAAAAGCTCCCAAACGGTTTTCCCTTTGTTGTCTCCTTTTTCGATCACTCTTGATACTGCGCCCTCCGTTTCGGCTGTTGCTGTTTCAGAAAACTTTCCTTTTGCAAATTTCAGATACGTTACGCCTTGAAAATTGTCTGCACTTGTTGTTCCTCTTTCCATTTTTCTTTTTTTATTATTCCATCCGGTTCTCATGCCTTCAGGTGCTTATTCCGCTTTTGCAGGTTGCCGGTTACCTTAACTCATTCTATTCAGTATGCCTTCTTTCCATATGTGGTTAACATACGTTTTAAATAAATTAAAATCCTGATATACTATTGCTGTTTGTTCAGGCATTTTTATTCCTTTTACATCAACCCCTAAAACTTTTGTCAGGTAATTAGTTATAAGTCGTGCCCTAGGCGCTCCCAACGTCAGACAGGGTTTATAGGCGTTTGATTTATCAAAGTTGCGTAACCATGCATATATTTGATCGTGTCCATCAAGATCTTTGTATGCTGATTTTTTTATATTTCCGTGCTCATTCCAGTGAGCTTTTGTTATATCACGCATCAGATTTAGCCTCCTCTGATGGCGTCTTCGGCCTTCTAAATGAATTATTCAAATCGCTAACTACTTTCAGGGTGAAGGGGTGGAAATCACTTTTGCACATCCATGCATAATATCCTACGTCTTCACCACCTGGACCTATTACAGATTCAACTGTTTTGCCTTTGTGTTTGCCGAAGCTGAAACATGGCTCTCTGTCTTTATTTAAAACTACCTTGCCGAATAAATCAACAGGAGGATTATCTACCAAAATAATTTCAATGTCGGCCAAATCTTTAGGTATCTCCGTTTCATGTTCCCACAGCATGGCTTCCATCACTTCGAGTGTAATGAGTGAATCGTAAGCCGATGTATGCGCGTCGCTCATGGTCTTTTGCAGGTATCGCATAGCGGCATCTTGCAGGCGGCGACGGTTAAAGTGATGATAGATATTTCTAACGTCAATAAACCTTGCGCTGTTAAAGATGGATTCGTAATCCACTCCGGCAGCATGTAACTCACGGGCAAGTATAGGCTTATCGAACTTGTTACTGCTGAATCCTGCAAAATCACAATCAGAAATGAAAGCGGCAAACCCTTTGGCGTACTTATCAAATGTAGGTTCGGCTTTGGCTATTTCATTTGTGATGCCGTGAATCTCAATCACTTCATCGCACATAACAATGCCGGGGTTTACGATTTTGTGCTTTAGCTCAAGCTTCCCGTCAAGGTGTAGTTTTATTACAGAGATGGAGCAAATTTTTGCTTTGGTAGGATCCACGCAATCATCCGGTTTTTCAGCACCCGTTTCCAGATCAAAGAAAACAATCGGCTTCGGGTTCTCCTGACTGTTGATGAGTTTAAGTAACTTTTCGGGCTTAAGCTGCTGTATTAATTCAAGGGCTTGGTCGTGGGTCATGGCTATACTTCTTTAGTGGGATCTATGGTATACATTTCTTTTTCTTCGGCGGTAGTGTCTTTGAATATCGGACTTACCTTCTCTTTACCTTTACCGATGTTGTACTCTTCAATGATGCTACGATACCATTCTTTTTCTGACTCCAATCGCTGTATTTCTTGCTCTGCTTTTACAAGTTTAGAATCTATAATTACAACATCTCCATTTTTTTCTTTTTCCAGTAAGTTAACCTTGTCGTAAAGTATATTATAATTTTCCTTAAGGTTTTCATGTTGCTCTCGTAGCTCTTCTTTTTCTGTATAGAGCTTATCAATGATATTGATGTCTTCAGGACTACGTGTATAGTTCCTATTATTAAATCCTTGTGAGATATTATCATTTATTTTTTCACCCTCCTTAAGCATAGACACCAACTGATTCAACTGATCAAAAGCTTTTTCGCTTACTATATTATCAATAACACTTTTATTATCTTTATGAAGGGTAGGGGCTTCGGTTTCAACTGTTGACGGCTTCCTCACTACACTCGCATAATTTTTAACAGACCATGGCAAAAACATGGCAATTAAGCAAGCCGGTATAATGTACCAGTTCATGTGCCAATTGCCGGCGTCGTCAAACATTAACCTGTTCCAGTAATAGAAAAAGCTGATGAACATTTCAAATATCGCAAATGCATAAGCTATGCGAGTCTCACCTCTTAAAGTAAAGTAGGCAATACTGCCAGACACGTACACTCCGGCTATAAGCGCCTGAGTGAGTCTGAGACCATGTATAGGCATATCTCCACCGATCTTATACATCATGTAAAAGAAATTAGGGAATAGCACGATGATAGCTGAAAGGGTAAGATAAAAAGCGGTTCTTCGGGATGTCACCCAGGCAGGCATTTCGTTAGAAGTTATTAGGGTGGCTGAGTTCATCAGTTCTTAGTTCGTTTAAGTGAATGTTTAAATATTTGTCGAATTTCTTTTGCCAGTAATCATGGCCTTTTTTAGATGGAGCCCACAGTATAGCACCTTCAAGCAGTGTGGCCCTGGCTCCCTTTGCTGTTATATCTAAGTGAGTATTATTAAGCCATTTTTTCCAGCTTAATGGGGAACTTTGCCGGTCAGATTCAAACTCCACTCTGAGCTCCCATCGCTCTTGCCAACTCAGCATGGCGGCTGCGTCTTTTGCTTTGATCTTATTTTTTGCTGGATTCATCGCTGCCGCTGCTTAGGGTGGTGAAAAACTTTTCAAGTTTCTTTGTTACATTTTCGGTAACATAATTTGGATACTTAGGGTGCCCCTTTGCCTTCTGTGTGTATAAAGGCAGAGCATTACGCCCTACATTTATTTTAGATCGGATGTGCGTTTTGGTCATACCGCTATCCTTGATCTTGTCACACATTGCTTTCCAGCGTATTTTTAAATCTTTATCCATGTTGTTGTATTAGTTAATTAATTTTGTGGGCCCTCATGGATTCGAACCATGCACCGTCGCATTATGAGTGCGATGCTCTTCCTACTGAGCTAAAGCCCCCATTCTGCCGCAACCAGGATACACGGCAGAGGATTAAGCGAACCCGGTGCCAGATAACCCGGATTAGAGCTGATCGTTGAGCGCTTAATGTTTTGCGAGGCCGGACCTGCCGGACGCTCTCGCATTTTTATTCCCTTGAACTACTCCCTTCTGCATGCTGAATTTCACAGCCGGATTCACTGCAATAGCATAAATCCGTATTACGCTATCCGTGTCTTGTCAACAGGTGCGGGAGTAGTTCAATTTCGCTGCTATAAGTCAAAATCACAAAGCGTGTGTGGCACCCTCTTGAAATTCCAACTTATAGCGAAAGGCCTTCTGCGCTTTCTTGCTGCTGAGGTGGTGAGTAGCAAACTGCGCCACCTCATTATGGGTTATCGTTTCCCGTGGGACGCCTTAGCCATGAACAAATATACGTAAAAATTCGAAATAGATACAAAAAGTATTAAATATTTTTATAACTATTTATAAGCACCTGATTTGCAATGCGATTAATATAGTGTGAAAAATATTTAATACTTTTTGTATCTATTATCAAAAGTAGTCGTATATTTACATCATCAGCAACTAAGCGGATACAAAACAACTGACGAAATGAAAAACAGCATCTGCAAAAAAGTATTAGTAGTTAATTCGGAAGTAGAGATATACGCCGACAATTTTGCTCATGCTAAGGAAATAGCAAATAATGACGATAAACTAGTATTAAGGATTAGCGAATGCGGGCAAGCAGGCGAAATAGTAGATTCTATAAAAGATGAATTAATAGGAGTAGCATCCATTGTAACAATGGATGATTATTGGAACGCTTATTATAAAGTAATGTAATACTTCCGCTTCACGCCAGTTGTCGGGAGTGGTGGACTGTGTGCAAGGCTTGTATGACGATACAGGTGGAACGCCAACCTTAAACCAGTTGTATGATGCAGGTTCGACTCCTGTCACAGTCACAACAAATTAATTAACCAAAAAAAAAACTAATCACATGAAAAACTTAATTTTATCACTCGCACTTATTGCCTCTTTAATTAGCTGCAAACCCAAAGACGAAGCGCCAACACCTACACAACCAACAGCGCCGGTATTTAAAAGCCTATATGTGAAATGCGTTTCACGAGTGGCTTACGGTTCTACTGTCACAGTGGTAAGCTCCTATGCTTTCTCAGGATCACATGCAAGTGATTCAGGTTATGTGAAACAGGAAACAGCTCCGCAAGGCAAAGAGGCTTCTATAGTCGCTTTCCTGACTCCTGGCAGCACTACTCAGGTTTACACCTACAGCGGCAACAAGTTTGTTTACTTCACTGCTAAATTTGATAAAATTACTGAAGTAGACAACGAAGTAAAGTATAATGGTATGGCTTACTATAAAGGGTTTTAATTATGAAGATATTCTACTACATCATTGCAGCAATAGGATTTGTATGCGGTGCTATAATTTTAATGTTAACTTTTTCACAATTAACAAGAATTATTTATGAGTCTTTTTGAGTATCAACTAATAGGAATAGCCTTGGTAGTTATTTTAATAGCCATCAGCATGATGAGTAAGCACGCGCTACCTTGGCCTATATTAATAATCGTATCATTGCTTGCAACGGCTCTAGTCGCAGGGTCAGCATACATGTACATTAACGCCAATTGATTGCAATAGCCCCGGCTTTACACTTACATTAAATTCAATTAGTTATGGATCACAGACAAGAATTATTAAAAATGCTCGAGCAGGATGGTGTATCCGATCAGAGAGCCTTGGCTTATGTGAATATTTTCACCAAGGTGGAAAACGAAAGCTTTATTAATGGCAGACGGTTTGAGGTAGATGGCAAGGGTTCGGTTTTGCCTGGGCTTTCCGGACTTGCTGGTGATGCTTCTTTTACTGAGTGGCATAGGGAATATACAAAGCATCAAGAAGAAGATATTGAAAATTATAATTCTTAGAAACTACCAGAAGAAAAAACACATTTAAAACTTTCAGATAATCCGCATTTAAACTTAGAACATCAAACTATTTATTCAGGTGGAATGCTTTCTGGAAAGAGTAGAAAATATACCGATACTTTACAGGAAGAAATCACCCGCCTCACTGAAGAACTCAAAGAAGCTAAAGCCTACAGAGAGAAGGTATATAGTTTACTTGTGGAATGGGCGAAAAAAAATTATGCAGCAAAGATAATTCTGGATGAAATGAATCAATTCAAACAAGCAATACAATGAACAGACAAGACTTTGAAAGATTTGCGGTACAGTACTGGGGGCAGGATGTAGGCATGATAGATGTAAAATATGCATCTGTAAAGGCTGTTGGATATAGAGGTCTGGATTGGATAGACTGCTTACAACTCCGCAGTATTGACAGCCTGACGGATGAAGAGTTAATTACAGCAATAGGGTGTGAAGGATACGTGAGTGAATTCCATATTTTAAATTTAGGAGTTCCTGTTAAAGAATTCCTTCCGGACAATATAAACACACTGCATTCAAATACGGTTGATTACCTCCGCTCTATCGGCATCCTCGTACCCTTCGCTCAATACAGTGTAGAACAAATCCTGTCGATCGGCTGGGCGGTGGTTAAAAAATAAAGTTATGGATAGATCGCAAGCCATTTTGGCAAGAGCTCAAAAAGAATACCCTGAAGGAACCGAATTTATATGTATGAAAAACGGACGTACATATAAATCACTCGGTATATTTTCTTTATCAAGAAATGGTGTAAAAGTAAAATGCGAAACAGGTAAAACACTTGTTTGTCATGTTCAATTAGGTTATTTCAACCGGTGGGCAGAGGTAAAAATATCAATCACTGAAAGTAAAAACAAAGAGTAGTATGGCAATATATGTAGAGTACTATACCGAAGAAGAACCGGGCGTTTTAAAAACCATGACAATTTCAACCCAGGATCTTTACGAATACGTTGCTGATCTGGTAGAACAAGAAACCGGACAAAATGCAAGTCCAGAAAAATTCTATTACGAGATAAATAACTAACCCCCATGAGCGAAACAACTAACACCCCCGAGAATGTGCCGAGTATGAAAAACGAAAACGAGTCATTAGCTGATCTTATAAAATGGATGTTTTTAGGTTTCTTGGTTGCAATACTTATCATTGCTTTTGTTGTAAGCTGTGATGATAACAAAATGCAAGAAAGATATCTTCAAACTAAATAACTACCCATTATGGAAAGAAAGACACTCAAAGAAATAGAGGATGAAGAAGTGTCCTCGATGAATACCCCTCCAAAGACATTAAAAGAGCTTATAGAGTTAATTGGAGAGCAAAACGACTTAGTATCAGCAATTAAGTATAAGTCTTTAAAAATGTTCCATGAGCAAGAGGTGGGTATACTCAATCATAAGTGGATATCAGTTGATGAGAGGTTGCCGGAATACGAATATGTAGCTGATCAATTTTGCTTAGACAAATATTATGTATCAGATGGAGATCAAGTATTGACAGCCTATTTTAGTAAAGGAAGGTTTGGCTTTACAGCGCATGAAATTCCTTTTGAGCATGAACTATTTCAGTATAAAATGGACAATATTACTCACTGGATGTTAATCCCAGCCATCCCTAACCCTCCTCAAAATGGATAAAGATAACGAAGATTACATAATGGCATTTGTTCACGAAAGAGCAAAGCATTTTAGATTAAAAAACAATGTTAAGCAGGAGTATGTGGCTCAAATATTGGGGCTTTCTAGGGCTTCATATATAAACGTAGAAAAAAGGCGACACTCATTAAGATTAGCTTACTTGTATACGCTTGCTTGCCTTTACAAGGTTGAGCTATCTGAATTCTTTCCTCCTTTGCAGGAATTGAAGCTTAAAGAAAAGATCACTAAAAAGAGGATAGTGAAAGTAAAGGTCAAGGAAGTATTAACTGTTAAACCGGTAAAATTGTAATAATGGTATACGATACATTTTCTCGCAGAAAAGCCGAAGAACAAAAAGCAAATTATGAAGCCTTAAAACAATTATTAGGCTCTACTAAAAACGGCAAAATTAGTAAGTACTATAAAGCACTGGAATATATTCAACAAATGGAATCACAGATGAAGGTAAAGGATGAAAAGATAAAAGAGTTTGAAGGCTTTTTTGGATTACTAAGCAGACTTTTACCCAGAGAATTTTCAATTCACGATAGACTTATTTAATTAGACCATGGGAAAACAACCAGAAACACACAGAGAAATATTTAAAAGGGTTTGTAATGGAGCCTTTGGAGATGGTCAAGAAGCAAGTGATGACTACCTTTTTCACGTCATGGAGTCATACAGGACTGAGTGCCAAAAGATAGAAGCCCAACAGGTGGCGGGGATGTCGTTAGAGGAGTGTAGAAAAGCAGCATCTAATACATTTCAACATTACACGGGCAAAGACTATGTACATCAAGTCGCTAAAATGTACGCTTCTGCCTGTGTAGCTGAGAAGGGAAAGGAATGCGAATCCCTTTACAAGGAAGTAGAATATCATAACGATACTCTTAAACTATATGAGAAAAACATAAAAGAAAAAACAGATCGGATCCAGGAACTTGAATCCAGGCAGGAGGTGAAAAAGTGGATAAGTGTGGAGGATCGTTTGCCTGATAATGATGCCGCTATGCTTGTTTGTGTTAAACAATTTGGATTTAAATATCAGGCTGTTACTTTTTACAAAATTGATAACTGGATTGATCATAATAAGTACATCACCCACTGGATGCCATTACCTAATTCACCTGATAAAAAATAAACCTATGGATACGTTCATTGTAACAGTGTTTATACTTAACGGTATTCACGAAGAATTAATTAAATTAAATAAACCACGTTCATGACCTACACAAAAAAACTTATGCGATTCGATAAGCCTTCAATGGTGAAGGGATTCCACGACTTTTGTCTTGCTATTGGAGAGAAAACCAAGGGTCACCCCTTGCACATAGTAGAGCTCGGTAGCTATGCCGGAGAAAGCGCCATGATGTTCTTAAGCATCCTGAATGTTGCCAGCCTTAACTGCGTAGATACTTGGGCGGGTAGTAAATATCATCCGGATGATATCCAGAACGCTGAAAAAAGATTTGATGAACTACTCGGAAGCAACCCCCGTGTTTTCAAATTTAAGGCATCTTCAGACGATCCAATATTTTCATCGGTAAAAGATGTCGATCTTGTGTACATAGATGCAGACCACTCTTATGAAGCAGTAAAAAGAGACATTCTTTTTTGGTCTCCAAAATGCAAAATCATTTCAGGGCACGATTACGATAACAGCGGAAAATACGGAGTTAAAAAAGCAGTAGACGAATTGTTTGGAAAACCGGATGCTATTTTTGAGGATGGCTCTTGGTTTGTAGGTCCCTTTCATAACATTATAACTAGCTAATCGAATGGACATAGTATACATACTCGGCACCGAAACAGCGTGGCATAATAATGAATTAAAGTATTCGCTGCGAAGCGTCGCCACTCATTTATTCGAAGTGGGATCAATTATTATCGTAGGTTCAAAGCCTGATTTCCTGGACTTCTCAGACTTCAGTCCATTAATTCACATTCCTCATCAGGATAACATGGAGCTCACTAAGGAACGCCGCATCATGGAAAAAGTTAAGTTCGCATGCCAGCAACCAGGCATTAGCGAAAATTTCTTTTTCATGAATGACGACATGTTCTTGCTTGAAGAGCTGAATGCCCCATCATTACCTAACTACTATAAAGGAACTCTTTTAAACAGCGCAAAGAAGCGCAGGGATGATCGGTACAAACGTGCTCTTATGAACTGCCATAATGCACTGGTTAAAGCAGGCACAGTGCATCAAAACAACTTTGACACACATACCCCTATTATCTACAATAAAAGCAAATTCATTCAGGTAATGGATAGTTACGATTGGAATAAGCCAACTGACGGTTATGTAGTCAAAAGCCTTTACGCAAACTCACTGAATTTAGAAGGAGTATTCCAGCCAGATTGCAAGATTGACGAACCGATGTCAGCGCCTCATATCAGGGACAAAATAAAGGATCGTCTATTTTTCAGTGTCGGAGATTTTGGCCTCAATGAAGAAATGAAAAATGTATTACAGGAACTTTATCCAGAAAAAAGCCCATGGGAAATTTAATGAATCGACTTGTTTATTTATTCAATAGGATTGACGAAAGTATATATCTTGATGCATGGATTTTCTCAGGTCCATGGCAAATAGGAATAAGTATAAAAGGATGTAAGAAATATACGGGAGTAGATATCTACATCTTATATGTTTACATTTCTTTTGGAATTTTATTTCATAAAAACAGACTTTAAAAAGCCCATGGGAAATACAACTAAGACTTACGACGGCGTATACCTTTCTATTGATGCTCAAGAAAGCAAAGATAAGTTAGTAAGCAGGCTTATAAACTTGGGTTACAAAAGTCTTGCTGATGAATATAATGATGCTTTGCACGATTTGTTTGTGTCAAAATATCACAAGAAAAGCACTTGTGAAATAATAGAAAAGTCAGCACAGTTGGTAAGTATAATGATAGAAATAAGGAATGTATTATATCAACCCAGGGCCAGATATGAAATTGGAGGGATAAGTGAGAGTGGCAACGAATTGAGAATAGAACCAAATGGAGGAAGAAGCGTATTACCCATCACACCAAATAAGCGTATTTGATACTTGCAAAGAAGCTAACCGGATACTGAAATGTAAATACTCCAATCACAACAAGAAAAGACTGATCATGAAATTAGGGTTTTCAAGATCAGAAGCGGAAGCGCTTGTTATGCCGGACGAGTTTAAAATAAGGCAGTTTAAGGGTGGCTAATGCAGTGCTGCAACGTTGGGGTCGGCTAATGCAAAGCCGCCCCCAACAAATAAAAAAAAGCAGTAGCAACAGCAACGCCTATTCCACCGCCAATCAGAAAGTCGCCTTTACGCTGCTGTTTAAGTTTGCCTACCTGGACACTTAATTTTTCGTTTGAAGCAGTCATATCGCTGTTGTATTGCTTGCAGGCATCTAAGGAATGTTGTACAAAGGATTCCTTTTTTATTTGAGCTTTCATGGCTTCGGCCTGTGCTTCTTTTGCGGCTCTCAATTCCCGCCTTACTTCCTCTTCTTTGGCCCGGATAGAATCGTTTTCCTGTTCCAGTACCACAAGATTATTATGTATAGTGTCAAGAGTCTTGCTGTCTACCCAAAGTTTTACAAATAAGTCCTGGCTGATGGATATACGAATACATCCAGTTGGCGTTTTGTATTTTAAAATAGAGTCACATGCAGCTGTCTGAGCCTCGCATTTAACGCAAGATAATGCAATGACTAAAGCCAGGATAAGCCAGGCGCAAAGGGAACGAAAGGCTAATCTTTTCATCGTTTTAACGTTTTATTGTAATCCAATATCCATTGATCAGCATTGATATAATCCTGCTTGTTTACTACCGGGCGTGATTTGATGCGTGAAGCCTTAAGCAAGCTATCAAAACTCAACCGCTCAGTTCTCAGTAGCGCCTCTGCTTTGTCGGCCCTGGATGCGTGGAATTTAGCCGCTGCCGCTTCTTTCTTAATCACTTGATCAAGGTAAATCCGGCTTACTGAATCGGAAGTAATGGTCTTTGCATACTCCACAGCTTCTTTTTTGCTGGACACTGTTTCAGATCCACCGTAATAATGTCCTAATCCACCAACAAACAAGCCGGTAACAGCGCAGGCCACAACAAGCAGGATGAATGTTTTGAATGATAGTTCTATGTTTCTGCTCATTTTACGAGTGTTTTAGTTCCTCCGGATCGGCAACCGTTAAGTTAGAAATAATATACCCTGCAACCCCGGCAGCTATACCAACTGCCGCAATATACCCTGCAACAATAGACATTACACCAGCATACGGAATCGTAATATCAAGGCCTAATGATGTCTTTAACCCTGTTATGATCATCGCACCAGCACCCGCGCAAGTAAGGGCAAGCCTTTTACATTTGCGTGATACCGACTCCCAGAAAGGAGTTGTAGGGGCCTTGATTCGTTCAGCTAATTGTTTGCGGGTTATTTTCATAATTTGGTATTTATTTTGGTTGCCATTCTGCCCGATTGTACCAGCCTTTACGGAATTTTTCTTGATCCGGTTTTGCTTTTATGATTGCATCGTAATACGCTTTTTGAGAGGCTGTATAAGCATCAAGTACGGCCTGATCTGTATATTTTTTCACTTCCAATAATGTGACAAGACCTATCATCTTATCCACTGTAATTTTAGAGCCCAGTAATACAAGCGCCCTTTGAAGGAACAACTCAGCTTTATCAGTATTGATTTCTGTATCAAACATTTTAATGGCGATCCGGCGCGGCAATTTTTCGTAGTATCTTTTCCAAAAGTGATTGAAATAAATTTCAGTAGCATTTTCTTTGGAAAGATTTTTTACATCCAGATAGTCAACGTCACCGTCACCGTCAACGTCTTTATTGATGGCCTTTAAGAACCTTAGCGAAACGCCCCAATTCGTAGCACCTCCTAAGTCATTTTTAACATCATTATAACCGCCTTCATGTTCAAACACATGCGGCATTGCTTCTATGAAAAAGGCGGGGTAATTACTCATCTTTCAAATCGTTTATCAAATGCTTTTCACTGATCGGATATTTTTTAAACAGCCAGCGCTTTACCGGCCACATGATTACGTATGTTACCGCTCCGATGATGGCACCGATGCACGCCCCGACAAACATCTTTACAGCGTCCTCTGAACAAAGTACATGCAACACCATGCCCATGAAGTCAGACCATGTCGGTAAGTGAGGCGTAGCTGGCGCCTGCGTATCAGCTGACGGCAAAACAGCCCCTATAAATCCTCCTATTGTACTGAAGATACCAACGATCTTACGTGAAACATGGTCGTATACTTCAATAAACGCTATTTTAATCATATCCAATGTGCTGCTATTTTTTAGTAAGATAGAAATAAAAATACCCTCTCCAAAGTTTTAGAGAGGGTAAATGTGTTATACTGGGGCTGCTGCCAAAGCTATATCTTTCATCACACCCATCCCGGTGTCATTTGGATGTATCTTATCTGGATCTAGTAACGAATTACCTCCGTTGTCCTTCATTCCATTATAGAAGTCCCCGTAATTAACACCCATCGCCTGAGCCACATTAAATGAGCTGTCAGTCCATTGTTCTTCTCTAAGTACAGACCCGCCATTAAATGGTGCGCCAGCTGAAGCGAACCCTGTAGGATCGTTATATTCAGGAGAGAATAACCAGATATTTTCAGGAGGCATGCCATAATCAAGTAGCGCTTGTATATCATCTGTCATTTGAGACTCCCAAACAGCAGGATCGAATTGTGCATCATTATGTCTCAGGTCATTTAAATTGTATTCTATAAATGCGCGAGTTGCATTTTGACCCAAAATATCAGCTACAAGTCTTTTATGACCATTGTTCTGTGCGCTGTTTGCGACAGGTGAAGTTTGCTGGTATACAGAGGCAACAATACCCACGTTTACTTCGAAACCACCTATAGCAGCATTCACCTGTGTACTCCATCGCTGAGCCAGTGAACTAGCAGCTGTACCTTTGGTAATAGATGTCCCAATGAATACATTTCTTTCTTGCTCCCTCCTGCCTAATTTAATGTGCAAGGTTTTAATCGCAGCATCTAAATACGCTTGTTCACTATCGGTTAGAGCGTCTGAAACATAAAAGAAAGAACAGGCACCTGTATAATAATTACCCCCTCCGTATGTCATGATACTAACATCCCCAGTCAATGCTGTAGCCGAAGGAGCCGCTAACTGATCCCGCACGTATGCTCCTACATAAGTACGCAGGTTTGATGCGTTACATCTCAATGAATTGTGCCCATCTACAAGGGTGTGCCATGGCTGGCTAGATCCTACGTTGGTGACAACGTTGTTATTACCTAGTCCAAAGGCCATATAAATAGAATCAGCTGTCATGCCTATAGGTATCCCCGCAGCCTCTTGCGACCTGCTATAGAAGCCCATGGACAGGTTTTGGTAGCTCAATCCTAAGCCCGTTAAATTTAGACCTGGATCTATCCATTTATTTGATCCATTACCAGTAATTCCCTTTGCCTCATTGTAGTCACCTGAGACAATGTTGTGAAATGTTGCCTGAGGGTTTACATCATTAAGACGTTTAAATATTTGATTTGCTCCTGAATACCCCCCGCAAAGACCATATATTAAATGCAACTTATCATATAAAACAGGTTGCATCTTTAGAGTTTTGGAGAGGTTATTCCAACCCGCCTTTTTATCAGGTTCAGTAATACCAGCACGGGTAATGTAGTTCTCGGCAGTCTCATCTAATCCGGTAATTAACTCGTAGCCATTTTGATCTAATGTACCATAAATCACTACCCCGGATACTTCGTCATCTTCCTGCTGTGTGACAGTTGTACCTAATTTTATGATTATAAAATTACCTTTTTTAGGAAAGAACGGCACGCGATACCAAATATCGTCACCATTGGCAGCTTGTATCTCCCAAATACCTCCTCTAAAATTCCCACTCTTTGAGGAACGCATAGTGCCGGAACTTCTAATCCAGTTAGTGTGTAGTGTCATTTATTTTTCAGTTATGAGTACGTCTATATTTGCCCCTGTAACAATACTTGTTGATGAAACAAGGTTTATAATTCCTAGAAGGGTGTTTGTGTTTTGAGAAACAACGATTACGGTAAATCCAGTTGTCGTGATACTGGTTATGATTGATCTTTGTAATGCGGTGCCGCCTACTATATTGGCTTGTATGTTTGGAGCTACACTATAAGCATTAGCGAATGTTACGGTATAATTACCGGACCCGTTAGTTGTGCCTGAGAATGTTTCCTGTTTTTTACCCCAGCTAACGCTTGTGCCATTCGTTAGAAGGGTGCGGCCACTATTCCCTGTTTGAGAAGGAAGTTCTATTTCATTGGTAACGCTACCGTCTACTTCCGAAGTCAAAAACCCCGATCCGTTGGTTAACTGATTCGTATTAGTTGGTATTGTTGGCTTATTAGTTAAATCAGTGTATGACCCACTAAATAAAGAAGGTTTATTAGTAAGGTCTAAATAAGAGCCAGAAAATAAACTAGGCTTTCCTGTTAGGTCAGCATAGGCGCCGCTAAACAAAGAAGGTTTACCGGTTATTTCTGACCAAGATGGGATATATGACAACGGTTTATATCTTGCATCGCTTTGTGATTTATCATAAACAAATGGGAAGACAACATTCCCATTTGTACTATATGTATTAGAATAGAATAAGGAATCGTAAGGCACTATACCATTATTAGGCCTAGTCGGATCATTGAAGTACTTCATGCCTGATGTTAAATAGCCATACCCATCTATAAACGGGTATCCCATTTGCATCGTATCAGCATGTAAGGTCTCCGATATAAATTTATACGAAGCTGTAGTACCATCATAATCGCAAACCTTTATATTAGTAGGCAATAGCCAATAATCTGTGAAAGTTTGTCCGTTACAAAATACAGAACTTAATAATAGTAGTGATAATAAAATAAACTTTTTCATTGTTATAAATTGGTTTTGTTTACGTTGTAATATCGGATTCACCTTCTTCTATGACTATAGAAGGGGCGTACATCCGATCAAAAACTATATTTTTATTCAATATAATTCTTTCGGGTGTTGAATTTTGAAAAGCTGTAAACTCTTTAGTGTTCGGCGTTATTTCAAAGCCTTTGCACACAAACACTCTTCCAGATTCCAAGTGTAATATTTCGCTTGTTGTTATCATACTGTTCTATTTACCATTATTGCAAAATCATACCAGTAATCAAGATATAAAAGTCTTGCTGTTGTTCCTACTGTCTTTGTATTAAATATTGTAGGCGAAATAGAATTGCTAGAATTAGGGATATTGGTTGTATGTGTAGCAACTAGAGTATATGCACCCGTTGCGCTAGTGGCTATATAGAATTGAACAGAAGTACCGGCAGCATTAATTACGCATTTAAATTTGTATTGAGTGTTTATGGTTATTGGAATTGATGTTACCGTTTTAGTAGTAACGCCCCCGTTTCTTGTATAAACTGTCCAAAAATCACCATCCGTCGCTCTGTCGTAATAAAATCCAACAGCATTGCCTGTTATAAGATTTGCCACACTACAGAATCCAATAAATACAAGGTATTCATTTGTTGATGTTGATAGATTATCGATTCTAGCCTTTGCTCCAAATTCCAAAGCATATAGACCTAATAAAGTAGTATTAGTAGTATTAGAAGTACGACTAATTGAACCTGAGCCGGATGCACTAGTTCCTGTAGTTAATGCCGTTACACCTCTTTCTCCTGTAGTTTCAACTGCTCCAATCGGTCCTCCAGCATTAATGCCTGTATTCCTCCATAAATTAATATTATAGAAATCATCGAAAAATATAGGGTTTGTTATTTGGTTTAACCTGTCTTCTACAGCTTGAACGCTTGGATATAATGTATTATTTTTTGTCGTAAAATCGGTTGCCTTATTAGCAAGGGCTTCAAATCTCAAATCTAATTGACTTAATGCGTGATTCGAAGAAGTAATAGACCATGTAGAATCAGAAGCTTTGTATTCAAATGTTTTAGCCTCAGCTAATAATGTTATCGTTGTACTTGTTGCACCTGTTGGCCTATTCAATACATCGGAACCAGCACACTGAGCCGTCACAGAAAAGCCTGTGCCTTTAACTACTTGCAATATCGTTACTTTTGTTTTGTCAGCTGGTGCCGTAGGTAAAGTAATAGTGATATTGCCCGCTGTAGAATCAACTCTTACTATCTCTTCAGGTGCTGCGGTGTAGTTTGCAGTTTTGACAGCTGTTACTGTCATTGATTTGGCAGGGGTAAAACCCAACAAAGAGGCTATGGTTTGCCAAGATGGAAGTCCAGAAGCAATAGAAAGAACGGTATTTGCGGCCCCCGCCGCAAGCCTTTGTAATAGCGCTCCTGAATCTCTGAAGTAAATATCACCTGTAGCATCACTACCGACGTTTATAATAGGCGAGGTTAGTGTTTTATTGGTCAGTGTTTCAGCACCTGTTTTAGTTGCATAAGCTGACAAGGCTGTAACCATTGCCGCCTGAGTTACAGAGCCGTCTGTATTGCTTGCTGATAGATTGGAATATAATTTTACAATACCCAATACTGAACTTGTCGCTTGGTCTATGTTGCCTTGAATAGCGAAAAAGTCGGCAGCAACAGAAGCCCCTGAAATAGCAGCGTACAACACATCCCCCGGTTTTAAATCGGCATTAGGCGATAAGCCTGTGATGGTTCCGGCCACCGTTACTTTCCAGTAATCGCCTTTGTCTATTGCTCCGCTTGTTCCACTACCAGTTGTTGGCAATGCTCCAAAGCTCGCATCGAAACCTCCTACGAAAGTTCCTTGATCAATAATGAGATTGTAAAGTTTGTTAAGAGTGTCACCAGGAGATGGCACCCCCCCCTTTAAAGTAGTGATTGCGGCAGCAATATCAGCCGTATCAGCAACAGCCGTATAGTTCTTATCTTGCATAGGATAAGTACGGTTTGCCGTATTACTGTTAACTGTAAAGCTTCCGCCCCAACCGTCTGTATTTATAAGTGTCCACCCGTTTATAATACTTGTAATGGACGCAACAACATTCCCGGCAATATCTTTAAAGTGCCTGGATAGTGTGCTGATCTCTATTGCTGAAACAAGTGCGGAGTCTTTTATGTTTTGAACCTTTCTTAACTCCTGGTTATTCACATTGACAGGGCCGGTCATGTCGTTACCCCCGTCAACTTGCAAGAAATTTGCATCGGCTTCCGATTTTGTATAAGCGTCTATCAGTCCTTGAGTAAGGGGGCTGCGATACCAGCTATTTTCGGTAACACAAAAATGCATATACCACGCATTTTCAGTTAAATCTTTCCCGGGAAACCATTGCCCAGGCTCCGAGGTAAGCGTGCTACCAGTAAAATGACCATCTACCCAATCGCCAGGGGTGCCAGCAAGCAATAAGTCTTTATCTGCAATGTCTGTGCCGTTGGCGTAGGAGTCATTTTCCCACGTCTTAACTTCGTCAAGTAATTTTTCTGTCCTGCTTTGCCCGTCAATAAGGCCTGGCGTTACAGGGTCAAGTCTGGCTGTATCTACACCGCCTCCACTCTCTTCGATAAGATTCTGAACCGTCTCCATGTCCGGTATGTCGCGGGGGTTGTCGAAAGTATTGGTAACGTCATAGCGAAATTTACCACTAATCAAAATGGCTACACCACTCCTTAGTGCTCTTATTTTTTCAATTACAAGTTCGGTTAATGTCATAATAATTTTGTGCTATCTATTTTTACTACCGGCTTTATGCGATCTGTTTCCAGAAAATAATTCTATAATACTTGCCTTGAACGTTAAAGTTTGCAAGCGCTACACCTGGAGCATTGGTGCCATCTCCGTTTGTACCACCTATCTTACTGGTTCTACCAAGTGAGGGCTCAGAATCTACCGCCTTACCCATCCTATATTGATCGTCAGCAGAGTATCCTTTACCATCTACCGAAGTGACGTCATTTGCAGCAAGAGGTATAAATGGCGATTGAATCGTAGCAGGAGTACCAGAAAGATGTGCGCCAAACATTTTTAAAGAAAATATAGGCAAGTTATTCAACAGTATTTGTTTGAACCATGAGCCGCCTGTAGTGTTTACAGGCTTATCAACAAGATCAGTTAACCCATCTGTACCGATCAGCATCTTGTCCCTTAGATCTGGCGTACCATGTTGACCGTCGCACACTGCACATTTTTCATAAGGTCCTCCGACAATACCCAGTCCGGTATCGGTATCAAAATCAAGTTCAAATTCCTCAGGGGTGCCGTGATACGCAGCTACAGATCTAATTCTGCCGCCAGTTACAGCCGTGCCACTTCCGCCAGTGAAGACTTTATCTTGATATTCGTAACCCACAAAAATAGTAAGCACAATGCCTGCAGGCCATGTGATTGTATATGTTTTAGGTCGGTCAAAGGGCCACTCCAAACGCCAATGACGTATGGTCTCTCCTTCTATTGTAAAACTCTGCAAAGGCATGTCTCCAATTCCGTCAACTGACGTAGCCTGCGCGGTAATTATAAAGCTTGCACCGGCAGCATTGTAAATTGATATGTACCTGTGCAGGGTGTATTTTTTAAATTTGTTATTGACAACTATGCTGCCTGTGTTGTTATCAATAAACCTCAGTGTATCCTGTATTGCCATGGTTTCCCCACCTATGCCTGATGTAGATAATTGATATTGGAAATTATTAAAAGACTCTGTAATAGATATTTTTTGAACACTGAACCGTTCGCCTGGATTCCTGGAAACTTCCTCCCACTGAGCGCCTTCTGATTTGGTATAATATTCCCCATCGTATTTAACCTGATTAAGGAGCATAATCCTGTTTATTTGATCAAGACGGTAATCTGGTATAGTTTCACCATCACCACCAGCTACAAAATCAAATTGCCTGAACGCTACACCATTCACTACTGTTACATTGTGAACTTGATCGGCATAAATTTCATCAATAGAGGAAGGTTTAAATCCTATGATGTCAGATTCTACTCTGATTAACCCAACGAATGGATTTGTATCGTTTATTTTATGCTGAAAAATAAAGCCATCATTACGGCTGTCCGTGTATTCTATGCACCTTGTTTTAGGCCACTCATTTGCGGTCTGAAACGGTTCAGAAACCCACTCCTGTAGTACTTCGTTTTCATCTGTATAAAAAACGTGCAAATCGAATTTGCCAACACCAAGCGGCAGACAGTCAATAACAAGTTCAAAACACGTGCTATTATTACCTGTAATTTCAGACATTGTATCTACGACTTCAGGCTCCTGTACGACTTCAGGCGTGCACCCTGGACTGTCATCGCAGCACTTTCTTACCTCTGCGTAAAGATCGGTATATGTAGAAAGTATTTGTATGCGTATGTCATCCTTTAATATGAACTTTTGATAGTATTTCTTAGGATCAGAATATTCTAATCTTGTTTGCTCCTCCTGCAATCCCTTATCAAATGGTATAGTCTGGTACATTTCTGTATCCCACTCAAGGACCGGAACCATTTTAAGGGGATTAAGTGGATTTATTTCAAACATATACTAAGAGTGAAGTTTATTTTAGGTTGAACAATTTAGTTAAATCTGTTTTGGGGTGCAAATATACCGTAAATTCTTTGATGTTATTTTGAGTTAAATTATACGAATAAGCCACTAAAAACGCCTTAATCGTTAATCCTCTATCCACATAAGTAATATAACCGCCTCTAGATGTGACACTTCCTATTATCGCATCATACTTATCATCGGTCATTATGGCTGTAAATGTGCATTTGATCGGCAGGTAAAGCGGCGGGTTCATTTGGTCATAGCTTACTGACATTTTTTCAGATATTACTGTGTCATCGAATTTAACCATCCTTAACTCTGCATTCTTTTTAGAGCTTTGAAAGTTTACAGTTCCTATTTTCTCAATAGCAAACTGAACAGCTATACGCGCGCTGTTTCTTAAGAACATAAATATTGGAGCTAATTCCAAATTGTATATTCTACCCAGTGCGCTGGTACCGGTTACTTCTTTGAACGCTTCAGGACCCGTGAGATGGTACAGACCGTCCTCTTCGTTTGGCTCTTCATTAATTACAAATTGGAAATTCTGTTTATCGCCTGTATTATCCTTAGTCTTGTCTGTACGGTACTGAATAAGCAACTGGTCAACTCCACGTGGATCGGCCCTGTATGTAGATATTAATTCTATGGTATTTACAGCCAGCGAGTCCTGCACGGTCCGGTATACCTCTGTATTAGTTTCGTCTTTACCGTTATTGGTATCGTATGAATTATCGGGATACCCTACCTTTATGCCGCCCGCATAATCTTCTGTTATTGACTGGTAATTTGCATCTTTAACAGTCCCGAGTGTACCGCAAAACTTATCTTTATTGTACTGTATTTCTCCAAATACATCAAGCTTTATTGACTCATCTTCATTTATTATCTGGCTGCAAAACAATTGCGGCTTAAACGTTTCCATGAACTCACGGAAAGAGGTTTGAATTGCAGCGCCTTCTATACCTCTGACATTGTCACCTCCTGCTATTACAATCCTGTTGCCCAATCCGCTTTCAAGCACCGGAGCGCTGATAGTAAGGTTTGAATTTGGATTCATTTTACCCAGTAAGGCCTTGTATAAGTCAATTGCACGCAAGCCTTTTACAGTATAGTCTGTGGTGTAGGTTTGGTAACTTATAGATAGATCTACGGAATCTAAAAACTGAGATCCTAGCGCAGGAGGTGGATTAACTACAAAAGTATACTTGACACCTGGCTGCATTGTTATATTGATGTCGAACTCTCCATATGCAATCTTAACATCGGAATCCGGATCGTCTACCAGTACAATGTTTTCATTTAAATAATACTTATTGCCATCGGTATCATAAATAAAAAAATCTACTGTGTAAGGAGGAAACGCCCCGCCAGATCTAACCTGTGCGCTACCTTTAAACCTAGCAAGGATCGGATTTAATGATACATTTTTAATAGCAAAGTCATCCGGATAATCCAAATCCGATAGTGGCCCGGTGTACTCATTGTAATTAGACAACACCTCTACTATGTCGTCACTGGTTGTGTTTTCGATAATGTCAAGAGATGGAGCAAATACATCTCCAGTACCAGCCACATCCATTTCAACACCCCCGCCAACCCATCTTACAAGCTCATCAACCCCAATGCCGCCAATGTTCATAGCTATCGCATTATCCCCAACAGGAATAGAATACTGCACATCGGAATAGGTTCGTATGTTCGCGGTAACACTTTTTTCCAGGAACCCAACCGTAACCACTCCGTTGATGTCGGAGAATTTCTGAAAATCCACATTCTGCCTAATCCTTATCTTGTATTCATTAGTGATTACATCGCGTTTACTTATACGCACCAGCGCCTTTGCGTTGGCACCTTTACTGTACATAATACGACGCAGTAAGTCAGCCCCGTCATAAACAAACCGGAGCTCACTGTTTATTTTTTCGTATACAGTCAAATAAAAATCATCTAGCTCACCCGCCTTGTTAAGCTTGTCCCATCCGATGGGAGCAAACTTTATACTATATGGCTCAGCATCGTATATAATTTCAAATTTAAGATCCGGTAATACTGGCATAATTAGCTAGCTGTTTTATAAATTTTAATACCGTTTCTTTCGGTAACTATAGGAGCCTTACGCCCCATTGCTTTCACTACCTTGTCGGCGTTTCTATCAGCGTTTGCATTTATTTTATTAACATCCATTCCGCTATTAGCAAGCACCTGAGATGATAGTGTTTGGTTGGCCATGTAGCGCTCAGTAGCGGGGTGAGGTAATACGCGGGCGCCTTTATTCAAATGTACGATACTTTCCTGGTCAGGAGTTTGCCATACAGTACCGTCTGGTTCAAATACAAGTTCCCTTCCTTTCTCTGATACGCGGGCCGGACCCGATTCGGGCACCAACCCCCCGTGCTCGTATGACGGTAATGGGGTAGCCAGCAATGTAGCCAACTGCAAGGCTCCTACGGCAGCAGCAGCAGCAGCCAACCCGAAGCCAGCACCTGGAATAGAGAGCTGAGCAAGCACGGCAATGGCTGTATTGGCTATAATCTGAGCTACTTTAATGGCTCTATCCCTACGAGCTGCCGCTAAATCAGCCTGCTTTTTCTTCTCTGCTAGTTGCTCGTCCTGGGCCGCTTTCTTTTTATCCAATATAGCAAGCTTTGCCTTTTTATCTGACTCACTAAGGGTGGAGGATTCTATTAAATCTTTTTCTTTGCTATATCTCTTATCGTTCTGCTTGGAAATGTTATTTATATCATTCAATTGAGACTGATATAACGCATTAGAAAGAGAGCCTAATAAATCAAATACGCCTTGGCTTATCTGACTTGTCGCCTGTAAAAACTCTTGTTGCTGTTGCTCTTTAGTCTTAAGTGTTTTTGCATCGTCAG